AAAATGCTGTAACGGTAGGACAACAATCTGCTGGTTCACAGATGATGTACGCAATGGAAATCGCACAATAGAAACAATTATAAATATAGAAAAGAATTAAACAAGGAGAAAATAAAATGGCAACAGTCTCAGAAGCATTACAAGAACTCTCCATCACAGAGTGGGTACTTCGTGGAGAACCTACAAAGGAAGATGAGTTCAAAGAAATGTTCAGAAAAGTAACTGGAGCGGATGCAAACGGTTCTGCAATTGAATCTGAAGACACTTCAAAGTGGGGTGTAACTTGGAAACAAGTATCAGATAAAATGACAGCAATTGATGCGGCTGCACCAATGAAAGAACTTCGTAGTCAAAGGGATGCAAAACTCGCTGAAACAGATTGGACTGCAAATTCTGACGTAACCATGGCAGACAATATGAAAACCTATCGTCAAGCTCTTCGTGATTTACCAGCTCATGCAGATGGTAAAGATGCTACGTTGAAGGATGGGGTTCTGGAAAATGTAACATGGCCAAGCAAGCCAGCATAGACGTACTTGATAACGTACTGGGAATTACTGATGTTGTGGAAACAACAACCTCAACTGTAACTTTACCACAAGTAAAGAAACCAGATGAGGAATCAGATAATGACTATAAGTACCAGAGGGAAAACTTTTACCGTCTGGTAGAACGAGGACAAGATGCAATTGATGGTATTCTTGAACTTGCAAAGGAAAGTGAACATCCAAGGTCTTATGAGGTTGCTGGTCAACTAATTAAGAATGTTGCAGATGTTACAGAAAAGTTAGGTGAGTTACAACTTAAAATGCAAAAGTTAAAAGAAGTACCAAGTAACGCACCAAAGAATGTAACAAACGCATTATTCGTAGGTTCTACTTCAGAACTTCAAAAGATGTTAAAAGGAAAATAAAATGGCGTTACTAACTCAAATAAAAAATGGTGCAATTCAAGGTTCTGGAACTACACTTGCAAACGCTGATGTAGACAAGTCTGTATCTGGTGATACACTGATTGTTTTTGATAACTCTGCAACTGCGTTTAAAAGAGTTAGTGCATCTGGTCTTGGTGGTGGTAAGTTTCTTGGAGAAACCTCTGGTGGTGCTGGAGATATTATTCGTGTTCACGAAAATGAATTAAACACAAGTGTTGCTATTGATGCAAATAATAATGGATTAGCAGCCGGCCCGTTGACGATTGCAAGTGGAGTTACACTTACAGTTAACGGTGAACTTTCGGTGGTATAAGATATGAGTAAGATTTCAGTAACAACAATAGCAGGACTAACATCTGGTGGAGATGCAAACACAGTCAAGATTGAATCTGGTGACGATTTTGTAGTAGATACAAACGTACTGAAAGTAGATAGTTCTAATAACAGAGTAGGCATAGGAACTGCTTCACCAACACAAGATTTAACAATTGTAAACTCTGGTAGTGCAAGAATGGAGTTGATATCTGGAACTAGTGGTACATCTATTATTGATATGGGTGATAGTGCTGATGGTGATATTGGTGGTATTCGATATGCACAAGGCACAGATACATTACAGTTTAGAGCGGGCAATGATGTTCGTATGTCTCTTGATGGTAGTGGTCGTTTAACAATACCAAACCAACCATCATTTTTTGTTGGTGCATCTGGACAAACAGCGGCTACTAACGAAATAACAAGTTGGGGTTCTGGAAATGTTAAACATAACATTGGTAGTCATTTTTCAGAAAGTAGTGGTAGATTTACAGCTCCAGTTGCTGGAAGATACTTTTTTGCATTTAATTCTTTGCAAAATGGTAACGGTAGTCAAATGACAGCAATCATAAGAATAAATAGTGGAAATTTAGGGATATATGTGAGAACTGACGGTGATTCTAGTGAACATCACCATACATCTGGTTCTGGTATATTCAACTTAGCGGCTAATGATTATGTTAGTATTTATGTTACTGGTGGGTCTGCATATGGAGATACTTCAACATACTGGACTAGTTTTCATGGTCATCTTTTATCATAATAAATAGTTTAAATTAGGAGAATGTAATGGCAGAAATTAAAGTAACAGTATCAGACACACAAGTAAAGTGTCTTGAGTTTGCTGCTTATTCAGTCCAAGATTGGTGTGATAACACTGTTCATAATCGTGCTCGTGTTGCACAAGAAGAGATTATCGCAAAACTTGTAGCACATTGTAATGAAAAATCTATTGCACTTGCAGTGGGAACTGATAAACAAGTTGCTCAAGCGTTTGAACTGAAAGTGGTTGATACTGCAAAGAATGTATCTGATAGTGCTAAAGAACCAGAATAGGAAATAAGTAATGTCATCCAAGATTAAAGTAGATACCATTGAAAACGTAGCTGGTTCTGGAAACGTAAGTTTAGGGTCTGGTCATAACCTTGTGGTGCCTGGAACATTAAATATTACTGGTGCATCAACTTTAACTGGTGGGATTGCAAACGCTGGTACTATTACTGCTGGAACAATTGGTTCTAGTGTAGTTTTTCCTGCTGGTTGTATATTGCAAACCGTACAGACTGCAAAGACAGACACATTTACTGCTGGAGGCAACACTCCCTTTACAGATATAACTGGTATGAGTGTCACAATCACACCAAAATATAATAACAGTAAAATTATGATTTATACTACTTTGACAGGCGAGGTTCAGAATAATACATACGCTGCTCATTTTAGATTGATGAGAGGTTCTACTGCAATTGGTATCGGTGATGCAAATAGTTCTGCACCAAGAGGTTCTTTTCACATAGACAGTTATGCAAGTGGTGGTTCTCTTGCAATGATTACTGCAAGTTTTCATTTTATGGATTCGCCTGCAACAACAAGTGCAACAACTTATAAAGTACAAGTACAAGTACCAAATGGTGCTGGTAACACTTACGTTGGTAGAAACCATTCAGATAATAGTAGTTCTGGAGGCCCAGGCAGATACCCAGCAATTATTACAGCTATGGAGATTGCACAATGAGTACCTTAAAAGTAGATACAATCGCAACAAGAACTGGTTCTGGTAATATTACTGCAAGTAACACTATTGCTGGTGATACAACTGGTACACACACTGGTAATGTTGCAACGAACAGTCTTACCACACAGAGTGGAACAACGATTACAGTTCCTACTGGTAAACAGTTAATTGGAACTGACTCTGCTACAATGAAGCAGCCTGGAATGATACTCCAAACCATTAATGCCACTACAAATACTGAATTTCAAGGCGATTCTACCAGTTGGGTAGATACTGGATTATTTTCAATGACATTTCCAAATGCACTACAAAGCGGTTCAAAAGTATTAGGTACAATCTATGCAACACTTGGCGAAGCATTTAATAACAACTGGGGTTCTGCAACTATGTTAAGTATATTTGAAAATACTACAAATAAAGGAGATGCTACTTGGGGAATGGTTAATGGTAACGCACAAATGACAGGCAACGCATCTTACACACAATATGAATGTAATAGACTTGTTGGAAGTATATTATTTACACCTTCAGTTACTAATGGAACATATAAACTTTATGTAAAATCAGCAGCATCTTATACAAAATGTATCGGCGGAGCTTTAAATAGTGGTTCTTCTGTTCCACAAGGTGCAACTCAATTAACGCTACAAGAAATTGCACAGTAACACCTACTAAATATCTGAATGACAGATATAAATCATTACCTTGGTAATCCACTTCTAAAAAAAGCAAATGTTCCAGTAGAATGGAATAAAGACCAAATTCTTGAATACCAAAAGTGTATGCAAGACCCTCTGTATTTTTGTCAGAAATACATTAAGATTGTATCTCTGGATGAAGGTCTTGTTCCTTTTGATGTATACCCATTTCAAAAAGAAATATTAGGAACGATTCATAATAATCGTTTTACTATATGTAAACTTCCCAGACAATCTGGTAAGACAACCACAATTATATCTTATATCTTACATTATGTTCTATTCAATGAACAGATGAGGGTAGCGATACTTGCAAACAAAGCTGCAACTGCAAGAGATATTCTTTCCAGATTACAACTTGCATATGAAAACCTACCCAAATGGTTACAACAAGGAGTAATGTCTTGGAATAAGGGTTCTCTGGACTTAGAGAACGGTTCTAAAATAGTTGCATCATCTACATCTTCAAGTGCAGTTCGTGGTGGTTCTTACAATATGATTTTCTTAGATGAGTTCGCTTTCGTACCACACAATGTCGCAGAAGACTTTTTCAGTTCTGTGTATCCTACAATTTCATCTGGTAAAAATACAAAGGTTGTTATCGTATCAACTCCAAATGGTATGAATTTATTTTATAAACTTTGGTCTGATGCAGAGAGTGGTAAAAACTCTTACAATCCTATTGAAGTACATTGGAGTGAAATCCCAGGCAGAGATGAAAAGTGGAAAGTAGAAACTATTGCAAACACCTCTCAAGAACAATTTAATCGTGAATTTGAGTGTGAATTCTTAGGGTCTATCAATACCCTTATTCACCCAACAAAGATTAAATCTATGGTATTTGATGACCCTATACAACGTAATGCTGGATTAGAAGTATACAAGAAACCAGAGAAAGATAGATTATACACAATTGTATGTGATGTTGCAAGAGGAACAGAACAAGACTATTCTGCATTTCTTGTATTTGATGTATCAGAACTTCCATACCGTATTGTTGCAAAATATCGTAATAATGAAATCAAACCTTTACTCTTTCCCAATGTAATCCATGATGTTGCAAAAGCATATAACAACGCATATGTAATGATTGAGGTAAATGATATTGGTGAACAAGTTGCAACTGCAATGCAATATGATTTAGAGTTTGATAATCTAATTATGGCATCTATGCGTGGTAGAGCTGGTCAGATACTTGGTTCTGGATTCTCTGGGGGTAAAGTACAGTTGGGTGTAAGAACAACCAAAGCAGTAAAGTTGTTGGGGTGTTCAAACCTTAAACAATTAATAGAAACAGATAAGTTAATCATTAATGATTATGACCTTATAACAGAATTTTCTACATTTGTCAAGCACGGACAATCATATCAAGCAGAAGAAGGACATACAGATGACCTTGCAATGTGTTGTGTATTGTTTGCGTGGATGACAAATCAAACATATTTCAAAGAATTAACAAACGTAGATATTAGAGAAAGAATGTTCTTAGAACAACAAGACCAATTAGAACAAGATATGGCTCCATTTGGATTTGTAGACAATGGTTTAGATGACCCTATGGGTGAAAACATTGTTGATGAATACGGACAACGGTGGAGTCCAGTAGTGAGAGATTATAGTAATAACTGGTAAGGAGATAGTTATGCCACCTCGTAATCATAAGAATTGGACTAAAACGCCTAACGTAGAATATATCTCAAGTGAATGTTATAACAATGCAGAGATTTTTGCACAAGAACAAGAACACATATTTTCAAAGGTTTGGGTGCCTGTTTGTCATATGAGTGAACTCCCAAATATTTTTTGTTATAGAACATCACAGATTGCATTTCAGAATATTGTAGTGTGGAATGTAGGTGATACTGTAAAAGCATTTTTAAATCACGGCCCACAATCACCTTCTGGTAAAATGTGGAATGATGAAACTTTTGGTAAAGAACTACATTGTGAAGTAAAACACGGTGGTATGATTTGGGTTACATTAGACCCAAATCCAACACAGAGTGTAGATGAGTGGACTGCTGGTGCATTTGATTGTATTGCAGACGCAATTGACACAGAAGAAATGGAAGTATTTCATTATCACAAAGCAATAATTGATACAAATTATAAATTATGGCACGATACTAATAGTGAATTTTATCACGATTTTATGCACTACTTTAATCGTGTATCTGGTTTTAATGATGAATACTTTGCAAGAAAAAATATTCCATTTGATAATGGTCATGTAAATGTAAGTAGTTTTACAGTAAATTATGAGGAATATGATGGGTTTGAGGATAGAGGTGAACTTAGTTTTCCCAACCTACCACCAAATCAATGGTATATGGTAGACTTATTCCCAGGCTATAATTTTAACTTGCGTGGTAGTGCGTACCGTTCTGATAGTGTAACACCTCTTGGGCCTAATCAAGTACTGATAGAGTTTCGTGGATATGGACTAAAGAAAGATACGAAAGAAGAAAGACAAACTCGTATTAAACATCACAATTCAATATGGGGGCCTTTTGGTCGTAATCTTCATGAAGATTTAATTGGTGTTGCTGGACAAGGTACTACAATGCGTGAGGGTACTGAGAAAAGAAACATTTTACACGGAAGACACGAAAATCATACTATACATGATGAAGTTGGTATGAGACATTATTATAGTGCGTGGGGCGATATGTTAGGTGTAAATCCAAAAAGACCACTTGCGGCTTAATAGAAAACATTAAATCCCTACATAATATCAATAATGTCATGTTCGTATTTAATATAACAATTGGAACAAACTACTTTTGATTTTTCTATGAGATTAACTACTTCTTTTCTAGATTCTTCATTTAGACCTAATCGTTTAGATTTAAAACGAATCTCTTTATCGTGGGGGTAAAATTTAAGACAGGCCGTTTCTGGTTCACCACAACGGTGACAAGAGTACGGTGCAAGAAACTCATTTAACCAGATAATTCTTCGGTTATAGTTTTTCTTTGCAACTTCTTTTATGGTTTTTTGATATCGTTTATAGTATGACATGGTATTATTTATAGATTCGAGTGCATATAAAAATGGGTTTTTGGAAACTTGATTTTACTAAATATACACAAGAATGATTTATTTGACATAGAATAAGGAGAAAAAATATGCCTTTTCAAGTATCGCCTGGGGTTCTTGTCAAAGAGGTTGACTTAACTAATGTAGTTCCTGCCGTATCAACATCAATTGGTGCGATTGCTGGTGCCTTTGAGAAAGGCCCAGTAGGAGAGATTACAGCGGTTTCTTCGGAAGAAGATTTAGTCAGACTGTTTGGTAAACCTAATGGAAGTAACTTTGAGACATTCTTTACTGCTTCTAACTTTCTTCAGTACGGAAACGCACTGAGAGTTGTAAGAGCACAAAGTGCTGTCTTAAATGCAATGAGTGGTGGTTCTGGTCTTTTGATTAAGTCCGACACTCATTATGAAGACAATTATGCCGCTGGACAAGGTTCTAGTGGGGAGTGGGGTGCTAGAACTGCTGGTACTCACGGAAATAGTTTAGGTGTATCCATGTGTTTGGGTACTCTTGCTTATGAAGAAAACTTAGGTTCATCAAACCAGACAGTTGGTGAAGACGCTGCTGGTTCAACAGTAATTAAAGTAGACGCTGGAACAGCATTTAATGTTGGGGATTTAATTTCTTTCTCAACTGCTGATGCATCTTCTGATGCAACTGCATTTGCACATATTGCTGGTGATGAAGGTAATGAATATGAAATTACTGCAATCGCTACACATGACCTAACAGTTAGATTAAAAGATAATCCTAATGGTGGTGGTGTAAAAGCTGTTATTCCAGATAATACGTTTATTCGTAGACGTTGGGCATTTTATGATTTATTTGATAGTGCGCCTGGAACATCCCCTTATGCAACTGGTAAAAACCTTGCTGATGATGAAATGCACATTGTTGTATTTGATACAACTGGTAACATCTCTGGTTTCAGAAAAGATACTGCTGGTGAAAGAACAAACGCTGTTCTTGAAACATATGCATTTGTATCAAAAGCATTTGGTGCTAAAACTGCACAAGGTGGAACTAACTACTACCCAGATGTAATCTTTAAACAATCTGGATTTGTATACTGGTTAGACCATAGTTCAATCCTTGGTGCTGGTGGTGGTAAGATTGCCGCTGGAACTGCTGGAACATCTGGTGACTCTTTCGCAGTTGGAACTGGTACTACTGGTGAAATTCCTTTTACACTTGCTGGTGGAACGGATGACTATTCATTATCAGTTGGTGAATTGGACAGTGCATATGAAGAGTTTGCTGATGCTGAAACAGTTGATGTAAACTTAATTATGGGTGGTTCAACTCCTGCTGGTACTGGTGGTACAACTCATGCAACAAATCTAATCGACCTTGCAGAGAAAAGAAAAGACGTTGTGGTCTTTATTTCTCCAAGAAGAGAAGATGTTGTAAATATTGCGAACTCAACTACACAAGCTGCAAATGTTGTAAATTTCTTTAATAACCTTTCAAGTTCTTCATACGCAGTCTTTGATAGTGGATACAAGT